GATCGAACTGGCCGGGCTGAAGGAAGCGAACTACGACCTCGGCCTGCTCGGCTTCGACCCGGACGAACTGGCCAAGCTGCTCGACCCAACGCTTCGGGACGGACTGACCGACCCGGACGACGTGCCCGCGCCGCCGGACGCCGCGATCACCCAGCCGGGCGACCTGTGGCTTCTCGGCAACCACCGCCTGCTCTGCGGCGATTCGAGTTCGCCGGCGGACGTGGACCGGCTGCTCGCGGGCCAGGTCGTCCACCTGGTGAACACCGACCCGCCGTACAACGTCAAGGTCGAGCCACGTTCCAACAACGCCATCGCGGCCGGGCTGTCGAGCTTCCCCGCGACCAAGCAGGGGGCCATCGACGCGGCCCCAAGCTTCGTTGATATGAGGGGCGGCATGCACCACCAGGGCTTCGACCTCGCCCGCGACAAGACCAAGTCCAAGCCGACCACCAAGAAGCTCCGGCCCAAGGACCGGCCGCTGGCCAACGACTTCGTCTCGGACGAGGCGTTCGACGCGCTGCTCGACGCCTGGTTCGGCAACATGGCCCGCGTGCTGGAGCCCGGCCGCGGCTTCACCATCTGGGGCGGCTACGCCAACCTCGGCAACTACCCGCCGTTCCTCAAGAAGCACGGGCTGTACTTCTCGCAGGGGATCGTCTGGGACAAGCAGCACCCCGTGCTGACCCGCAAGGACGGGAGGGGTAGCCGTGTGGAACGGGTGAACCTAAGATGGAAAACAAGACGCGTGGTGCAGTTGGAATTAGCCAGTTGAGTAAATGAAGCTAGACAATTCATTCATTCCAGCAGTAAGCAATTGGCAAACCCCATGTTTCAGATACATGATCACTAGGTAATCCGAATTAATGATTTACATATCTATAAATTTGGATTTGATCAATATTATGCATATAGTATAAGTGGTGATGAATTCTGTGCAACTAAAATCTATGTTTCAACAATTCTTCTATATTAATAAACTTTGAAAATAGTGTTGCGGGTTCAGAAAGAGTGTTCTCAATGAAAGACTGCTCACCATTTATAACGACCAGTGTTGATATGATTAGTTTTTTATTAACATAAATCATTAGACTAATATTTGAGTGGGTTTGAACAGCGAAACCATTCGTCATTACTTCGAGCTTGGCAAATTCAAATCGATCATAAGCATTGATGCACTTTTCAGCTGAAACCCAGCTTGAGCAAATGAAAAAAGGGAAAGCCAACTCCTCGACTATGATTTCATTAGATGACTTCGTATGAGTGATGAATTTAAGCGTAGCAATCGCTGATTCATGAAATTCAAGTAAATTACGCATGCTAAATTCTGCATCGTATAGACCGCTTTCGATGTAAGTGAAAATGGTTGGTTTCGCAGAAATTACCAACCGAACCAGTTCCACGGCCAATGTCTTACTCCAACTGCGTTCATGTCGATGTGTGGGAGTCGCCATCCGCCCGCTTGTAAAGGGTGCCAGTCCAACCGAAACCATGGAGCACCGCCATGCGGCCTGATCTGGAAAATTCCACCGCTACCTGAAGTTAGGATATGCCCACCTTCAACGAGCAGAGAGTTGTTACCAAGGAAGAAAAATTCAACACCGCCGACCAGGACGGCCGTAGCAGTAGCGATTGTTGCAATGCAGAATGCGCCACGGGTTCCGTAATACACCCAATGTGGGCCATCACTTGTCTGACCCAAAGGGCCCAAATCATAAGCTGTGTTAAAGTCACCAGTGTAAGTAAAGTAAATAGATCTCACACTATCCCAAAGAGAGCTACCATAAGCTCCCCAGACTTGCCCATTAAATACACTGCCTGTGCTTTGATAAGATTGCCAGCCTGTATATGCGGCAGTACCACCAAATAGAAGCCCACCGGCAATTAACACAGGAACAAAGATCAGGTTTCCGCTCGGGTCGGTGGCCATCGTGGCCATGTTGCCGACGTAGCGATATAGGTTCGCATCGCCGGCGGCGAAGCCGAGCGGGTCTTGTGTCGTCCAGCGGCCGGTGGTGGGGTCGAGGTAGCGGGCGCGGTTGTAGTACAGCCCGGACTCGGCGTCGAACTCGCGCGAGGCGAACAGAATCGGGTTGGCCAACAGCGGGTTCAGTTGCGCGACGATGTTGCCGAAGGCGTCGTAGGCGATCTGGTCGAGGACCGCGCCGCTCTCGTCCAGCACCAGCCGCACCGAGTTCAGGTGGTCGGTCAAGAGCCAGTGGACCTCGGGCGTGCTGCCGTCCACCAACACCCGCGCGAACGTCTGGTCGAACGCGTCGCCGTGCAGATACCGGGCGATCAGTTGATTCGTGCCGTCCAGTTCGGCGTACACGTCGAAGTGCTCGTTGCCGATCGGCGTCGGCTTCCTGTTGTTCCAGCCGTCGAGTACGTAGCGTGTCACCGCCACCGCGTTCGGCCCGTCGCCGTCCCAGTCCACCGCCTTCTCGATGCGGTTGCCGAACACGTCGTATTTGTAGACCGCCAGCAGCACCACCGCCCCGCTCGCGTCGCGCTTCTCGGCCAAGGTCATCTGGTTGCGGTGGTCGTAGCTGTAGGTCCAACTGTCGCCGGTGACGAGGTGCGTCTTGCCGACGAGGTTCCCCTCGGCGTCGTAGCTGTAGCTCCAGGTGCCGTCGGCCAACAGGCGGTTGCCCGGCCCGACCACGTACCCGCCGCCGACCCGGTTGCCGTTGGCGTCGTAGCTGAATGTGCTGGACACCAGCAGCGACGATTCGCCGGTCAACTGGCCGTCGGTGTCGTAGCTGTAGTCGGTCTCACCCGCGAAGTCCGAACTGATCTGCGAGAGGAAGCCGTCCTCGTCGAACTGGTAGAGGAACTGGTCGAGGATCACCCCGCCCGCGCCGCGATGCGTGATCGAGGCGAGCAACCCCTGCGCGAAGGCGTACTCGGTCTGCGACACCAACTCCTGCAGCGGCCCGGCGAACCGGCTGATCTGGGTCGGCACCCCGTCGGCGTCGTAGCCCAGATCGACCCGCAGGTTCAACGCCCCGGCCACGAGCGTCCGGCTGCTGAGCAGGCCGTCAGTGTAGGTCGAGGTGATCAGCCCGCCGAACGAGTCGGCCACCGAGGTCCGCCGGCCGTCGGTGTCATAGCCGAACGTCAGCGTCACCCCGAACGGGTTGGTCACGCCCGTCAGCACCCCGTCGGCCCAACTGAACGTGTACGCCCCGACGCCGTTGCTCGCACTGAGCAAAAGGCCGTCGCTGGTGTAGCTGTACGAGAGCGTGTCCACCACGGTGGTCAGGTCGGCGGCCAGCCAGGTCTGGCTCAGGAGCACACCATCGGTGCCGTAGTCGAAGGTGATGGCCCGGCCCAGCCGGTCGGTGCGGCTGGCGAGGAGGCCGTCGGTAGTGTAGCTGTAGAAGGTCGAATTCCCAAGCGGGTCGATCTCCTGCGTCAGCCGCCAGCCCTCGGCGAAGACGAACTGCGTGCTGTTACCGATCGGGTCAGTGAACGTGTAGGTGTAGTTGCGGAACTGGATGCTCGCCAGGTTGAACAGGTCGTGCGTCGCCTCGGCGGTGTCGGTCAGCGTCACCTGGACGAGGTACAGGCCCCACTCGTCGTAGGTGTGTTCGCCCACGACGCGGAAGCGGCCGTCGCCGTCGGCCACGATCTGCCCGGTGGTCGTGGTACCGTCGCCCCAGTCGATGCTGGCGGTCCAGTCGAGCACGTCCGCCTCGGCCGACTCGAACACGGCCACGGTGACACTGCCGAGGGCCTCGTCCTCGAAGCCGATCAGCCAAGCTTCGGTCACGTCGGTGACGGCGGGCGTGGCCGGTGTGCTTGGCGCGGCGGGTTGCTGCTCGAAGGTCACGAGGGCGGGCAGGCTGTAATCGGTGCCGTCGAAGAGGCGGTAGCTGAAAGCGTCGCTGCCGCTGAAACCGGTGCCGGGCGTGTACTCCCACAGGCCCACGTAGATCAGGTCGAGTTGCCCGCCGGCCGGGCTGTCGAGCAGTTCGACGGCCAGCGGCATGCCGGGCGCGGCCGTGTCGTTGGCCAGGAGGTCGGCGACACTGATGCGGATCGGCGCGTCGGGGGCGAAGGCGAAGTGGTCAGGGTTGGCCACCGGCGGGAAGCCGGGGCCGGGCGGCGGCGGTTCCGGGCCGCCCGGCGGCAGAACGGTCGGGCAGTCGCGCGTTTCCAGCTGTTCGAGGGTCAAGGAACAAGGCTTACGGATCGGCCGAGTCGGGGCGGTCGGAAAGATGCTCTTGGCCCAGAACGATAGGGAACGACGCATGGCAAGTACTCCAAGCTGTCCTTTCTCGTTGAATGCTTGTCTTGGCGAAATAAATCAGCTTCCGGACTTGTCGTCAAGGGGTAATTTAGATTTTTTTTCGCAGCGGACCAAGCTGGTCTACGCGTTCCCGACCGACGAGGCCCTGTGGAAGCGGTACGCCGAGGTCCGGGCCGAGAGCGTGCGGCAGGGCAACGGCGGCGAGGAGGCGACCGCCTTCTACCGCGACCACCGCGCGGCGATGGACGAGGGCGCGGTCGTCGCCTGGCCGGAGCGGTTCAACCACGACGAGTTGTCCGCGATCCAGCACGCCATGAACCTGCGGCTGCAGGACGAGGCCGCGTTCTTCGCGGAGTACCAGAACGAACCGCTGCCGGGCGAGACGGCATCGGACGACGAACTGACCGTCGAGCAGATCGCTGGCAAGCTCAACCGGATGAAGCGTGGCGAGGTGCCGGTCGGCGTCAACCACGTCACCGCCTTCATCGACGTGCAGGGGAATCTTCTCTTCTGGGTGGTCTGCGGCTGGGAGGACGACTTCACCGGCTATGTGCTCGACTATAGTGCCTTCCCCGACCAGAAGCGGCCGTACTTCACGCTGCGGGATGCCCGTCCCACGCTGACCTCGGTGATGCCCGGCGGCGGTGTCGAGGCGGCGATCTACGCGGGCTTGGAGACGCTGACCGGCCAGATCCTCGGCCGGGCGTGGCGGCGCGACGACGGCGCGGACCTGCGGGTCGAACGCTGCCTGATCGACGCCAACTGGGGCTCTTCGACGGACGTGGTCTACCAGTTCTGTCGTCAGTCGGCCCACGCCGGAGTCGTGCTGCCCAGCCACGGGCGGTTCGTCGGTGCGTCCTCGCAGTCGTTCAGCGAGTACAAGCGGCGACCGGGGGACCGGGTCGGCTTCAACTGGCGGATGCCCAACGTCCAGGGCAAGCGGGCGGTGCGGCACGCGCTGTACGACACCAACTTCTGGAAGAGCTTCGTTCACGCCCGGCTGGCCGTGCCGATGGGCGAGCGTGGCTGCCTGTCGCTCTTCGGCGACAAGCCCGAGACGCACCGCCTCTTCGCGGAACACGTCACGGCCGAGTACCGGGTCCGCACCGAGGGGCGGGGCCGCACGGTGGACGAGTGGAAGATGCGGCCCGAGCGGAGCGACAACCACTGGCTCGACGGCCTGGTCGGGGCTGCCGTGGCCGCGTCGATCCAGGGCGTCATCCTCCCCGGCACCGGTGGACGCGAACCGGTCAAACGCGGCCGCGTCAGCTTCAAGGAACTGCAGCAACGGACCCGCAAATGAAGCACGGTGATCGACCACTGAAACCCATCGGCATCCGCTGTCCCTGCTGCGGCGGGCGACGGTTCAAGACCACCCACACGGAACCACTCTCCGATGGGCGGATTCGTCGGCGGAAGAAATGCCTGGGATGTGGCCGGAGGGTCGTCACGTTCGAGACGATTCGAACTCCGACAACCGCCGATGGCCACAGGTAGCAAGCCACTCGAAGAATCTCATCGCTCGCGGACAACTCGAAAACGGACGGCATAGGTAACGATCAAGGCCATCCCCAACCCGGCCAGCGACGGCCCGGGGATCGCCGCTTTTGTGGGCCTACGCGAATGTCCGACGAACTCGACGACGCCATCGAACAGAACGCGAAGGGGCCGGCCAAGGCCTCCGGCGATGCCGGCTCGGTCGAGCAGCACAAGCTCGCCGAGCAGATCGAGGCCGACCGCTACCTCGCCGCCAAGGAGGCCGCCAAGAAACCGAATCGCGGCCTGCGCTTCAACAAGCTCGTTCCCCCGGGGGCCGACTGAATGTTCCGCTGGCTGGCCAACCTGATTGCCGGGAACGAACGGCCACCCGAGCCGCCGGCGACCGTTCGTGTCGTCCGCGCACGCTACGACGCTGCCGTCACCACCGACGACAACCGCCGACATTGGGCGGCGGCCGACGGGTTGTCGGCGAACGCATCCAACAGCCCGGAAGTGCGGCGGATGCTCCGCAACCGCGCCCGCTACGAGGCCGCCAACAACAGCTACGCCAAGGGCATCGTACTGACCCTCGCCAACGACGTGATCGGCACCGGACCCAGGCTTCAACTGCTCTCGGACGATCCTGAGACGAACCGCCGCGTGGAACACGAGTTCGCCCGCTGGGCCACTGCCGTCCGCCTACCCGAGAAGCTCCGCACCATGCGCTTGGCCCGCGCGACCGACGGTGAGGCGTTCGCCGTCTTGACCAGCAACCCGAAACTGCCGCTGCCGGTGCAACTCGACATCCGGTTGATCGAGGCCGAACAGGTGACCACGCCGGACCCGCGACTCGACGCGAACATCGACGGCATTGTCTTCGACGCGGCGGGCAACCCGGTCGAGTACCACGTCCTCCGCGATCATCCCGGCGAGGTGTCGTTCCGCCGCCCGCTGGCGTTCGACCGCGTTCCGGCCGAGGCGGTGCTGCACTGGTTCCGCTGCGACCGGCCCGGTCAGGCGCGGGGCGTTCCCGACATCACGCCGGCGTTGCCGCTGTTCGCGCAACTGCGTCGGTTCACCCTCGCGGTCCTTTCGGCTGCCGAGACGGCCGCCGACTTCGCGGGCATCCTCTACACCGACGCACCGGCCAGCGGGGAGGCCGACGCCGCCGAGCCGTTCGAGCCGATCGAACTGGAGAAGCGGGCACTGGTGACCATGCCCGGCGGCTGGAAGATGTCGCAGCTGCAAGCGGAGCAGCCGACGACGGGGCACAAGGAGTTTGTCGAGGTCATCCTCAACGAGATCGCTCGCTGCCTGAACATGCCGTTCAACGTCGCGGCGGGCAACAGCAGTGGGTACAACTACGCCTCCGGTCGGCTCGACCACCAGACCTATTTCAAGGCGATCCGGGTCGAGCAGGCCCACCTCGAAGACGTGGTCCTCGACCGCATCCTCGCCGCCTGGTTCGACGAGGCGGCCCTCATCCCCGGTCTGCTCCCGCCCGACCTCGGGCCGATCGCGGCGGTCGAACACGCCTGGTTCTGGGACGGACACGAGCACGTCGATCCCGCCAAGGAAGCCACGGCCCAGGCCACCCGGCTCGCCAACCACACGACCACCCTCGCCCAGGAATACGCCCGCCACGGCCGCGACTGGGAGGACGCCCTGCGGCAGCGCGCCAAGGAGGTCGCGCTCATGATCGAACTGGGGCTGCTCACCGCCCCGGCCGCGTCCACACCGACTGAACCCGACGACACCGAGGAGGACGCCGAGCATGACGACGAACGGTCCCGATCCGACGCCTGAGAGCCTCTGGCTGACGGCCGAGATGCGCGTCACCCCGAGCGACGCGGGCAAGGCCCCCGACGGCACGCCCGCGCTGCCCCGGTTCAACATGGTCGCCTACACCGGCGGGGCGATGCGGCTGGAGGGGTGGAAGCACCCGGTCGTCGTCGACCTGGCCGGGATGACGATCCCGTCGCAGTCGCGACCGATCCGCGTCGGGCACAACACCGACCGGCTCGTCGGGCACACCCACGCCATCGCCCAGGAGGACGGGCGGCTGGTGGCCTCGGGCGTGTTGAGCATCCCCGGCCCCGACACCGAGCGTGTGGTCGCCGGCTCGCGGAACGGGTTCCCCTGGCAGGCGAGCATCGGGGCGCGGGTCGATCAGTTCGAGTTCGTCAAAGACGGGCAGGTCGCCGCGGCCAACGGCCGAGAGTTCCCCGGCCCGGTCGTCATCGTCCGCAAGTCCACCCTCGGCGAGATCAGCTTCGTCGACCTCGGAGCCGACGGGAATACCAGCGCGAGTGTGGCCGCCAAGGCCCAGGAGAGTGCGACCATGACCACCACCCCAGACGCCACGGCGGGCGACACCGTGCAAGCCTTGCGGGCCGCGACCGCCGCCGAGGTCAAGCGGATCGCGGCGATGCGCCGCATCTTCGCCGGCCAACACCCGGATGTCGAGGCGCGGGCCATCGAGGAAGGCTGGGACGAGGCGCGGGCCGACCTGGAGAAGTTGCGGCTCGACCGCCCGGCTGCTCCGGTGGTAGCCGGCACCCGCCCCGACGACCGCTTCCCGGCGGCCCAGATGCTCGAGGCCGCCCTGGCCCTGACGCGACCGCCGATGCAGCCCGAGCGGCACTACCACGCCGACCTGCTTCAGGCGGCCGAGGACCGCTACGGCCCGGGGCTGAAGATCCGGCAAGTCATCTACTTCGTGGCCCGGGCGAACGGCTACACCGGGTCGCCGTTCATCGACAAGCGCACCTTCGGCGACGCCATGTACTACGCCTGGACGCTGCCGATGACGGTGCGGGCGGCCGGGACGAGCACGCTGTCGCTGCCGGCCATCCTGTCGAACCTCGCCAACAAGGAACTGCTCGACGCCTACCGCGAGGAGGACCAGACCTGGCGCGAGATCGCCATCGTCCGCTCGGTCAGCGACTTCAAGACAGTCACCAGCCACCGGCTGCTGGACAACATGGAGTACGAGGAGGTGGCCCCGGACGGCGAGATCAAGCACGGGACGGTGTCGGAAGAGACGTACACCCGGCAGGCCAAGACCTACGGCAAAATGTTCGCCCTGACGCGGGAGAAGATCATCGACGACGACATGAGCGCGTTCGACGACATCCGCGACCGGCTGGGGGCCGGGGCGGCCCGCAAGCTCAACAGCGTGTTCTGGAAGGCGTTCCTCAACAACTCGTCGTTTTTCACGTCCGGGCGGGGGAACTTCCTCAGCGGGGCGAACACCGCGCTGGGCCTCGACGGGACCGGGTTGCAGGAAGGCATCCTGGCCTTCCGCAAGCTCAAGTCGCCGGACAAGAAGCGGATCGGCGGCACGCCGACCATCCTGCTGGTGCCGCCGGAGTTGCAGTTCGTCGCCCAGCGGCTCTACCAGAGCACGACGGTGAACACCGGCGGGGCGTCCACCAAGGACAGCGTTCCCAACGACAACATCCACGCGGGCAAGTACCGCCCGGTGGTGTGCGACTGGCTGAGCGACACGGAGTTCGCGGGGCACTCGGCCAAGGCGTGGTACCTGTTCCGCAACCCCGGCGTGCTGGCCCCGGTGGCGGTTAGCTTCCTCGACGGCGTGCAGACGCCGACGGTGGAGGCGGCGGACGCGGACTTCAACAAGCTGGGCATCCAGTTCCGCGGCTACTTCGACTTCGGTGTCGACCTGGCCGAGCCGCTGGCGGGCATCAAGGTCAAGGGCGAGGCGTGATCCCCACTCGGAGGCAGACATGGCGCAGGTGATCTTCATCCACGACGGCGGCAGCATCGACCACATCCCGGTGGCGGACGTGGCGGCCGGGGACGTGGTCGTGCAGGGCGAACTGGTCGGCGTCGCCAAGCTCGACATCAAGGCCGGCAAGCTCGGGGCGCTGGCCGTCGTCGGCGTGTTCGACTTCCCGGTCGCGTCGCTGACCGGTTGGGCGGTGGGCGACCTGGCCTACTGGGACAACACCGCCAAGGTCGCCACCGAGACGGCCAGCGGCAACAAGCTGCTGGGCAAGACGGTGCTGGTGGACTCGCGGCCGGGCAGCCCGCACGTCCGCGTTCGCCTGAG